CTGCCAAGAGCAGATTGGATTAGGGAGCCGCCGCAGCGACTCCGGCTTTTGTCGCTTACCTGGGGTAAGAGATCAGAATAGGCTTTAGGATAACTATGTATCACACCACCGCAATTCAGAAACGAGAAAACCGAGGCTGCCACACATGCGAGGCGAACCTGACCTGCCAATGGGTGCGGGGCATAGCGGTCTCGGCACGGCCTGAGTTTATCTGTCAGAACTACACGAACCGGGGCAAGGATCAGAACGGGCAAAGGAAAGATGGCTGAGAGAGGCAGACCAAGAACGGAGATCGACCTTGATCTGGCCGAAAAGCTCGGATCAATATGGTGCACCCTGGCCGAGTGTTCGGCAATGATGGGAATACCTGTCGGAACGCTGTCCACACGCCCGGATTTTACAGAAGCCTATAAAAAGGGCTGGGAGCGGGGCAAAATGAGTTTGCGGCGGGATATGCGGAAACTGGCCAAGACCAACGCCACAATCGCCATCTGGCTATCCAAACAGCATCTTGGCATGAGTGACCAGCCCGTGCCTGACGATGATGCCTTTGAACTAATCAATGACTGGCCCGGAGGGGGCGAATGAAGCTGTCCAAACTGAAATACAACCCGGAGAACCCACGCAGGATAAGCCCCGACCAACTCGATAAGCTGGTCAAGAGCATTGAATCCCTGCCGAAGATGATGGAGCTGCGCCCGATAGTATATGACCCCACAACGATGTATGTTCTGGGCGGCAACCAACGCCTGGCAGCCCTGCGCAAGATGGGCAAGACCGAGGTGCCGGACACTTGGGTCAAGTCCACAGACGAAATGACCGACAAGGAAAAGCGTGAGTTTGTCCTGCGTGACAATGTCCAGAGCGGGGAATGGGACTTCGGCGTCTTGGAAGAGAACTTCGCCGACTTCGACCTTGACGATATTGGCATTGAGTTGCCGGACAGCTTCGGCATAGACGAGCCGGAAATCACTGAGGACGATTACGAACAGCCAGACCAAATAGAGACTGACATCAAACTGGGTGACCTATTTTCCCTGCGCAAGGACGGCAAGGAGATCCACCGCTTGCTCTGTGGTGACGCAACCAAGAAAGAGGATGTGGAGCGGCTGATGGGCGGAAAAACCCCAGAGATAATGGTGACCGATCCGCCCTATGGGGTTAACTACGATCCATCTTGGCGCATTGGTGCGGGGCTTAACGGGTTAGGATCTGCGACAGGCATGGTCGAAAACGATGACAATGCCGACTGGACACCCGCATGGGTAAACAGTCCAACCGATATTGCCTATGTATATCACGGGAGCATTAGTTCTCCTGCTGTGGCTATATCGCTTATGGCTGCCGGATATGAGATGGTGTCCATGATTATCTGGAATAAGAACAGTTTAGTTATCGGACGAGGGAACTACCATTACAAACATGAACCAGTATGGTATTGTGTCAAGAAGGGCAAGAATCACCGCTGGGGAGGATCACGTAAAGAGACAACCGTGTGGGACATAGATAAAAACCAAAAGAACGAAACGAACCACGCAACACAGAAGCCTGTAGAATGCATGGCGAGACCACTACGCAACCATGAATGCACGGGTGTCTACGATCCCTTTATCGGATCGGGAACAACGATGGTGGCTGCGCATCAACTGGAAAAGAACGCCTATTGCATGGAAATCAATCCGACCTATTGCCAAGTGACGCTGGACAGGATGCGCAAGCTCGACCCCGACATCGAAGTGGTCAAGATAGATGGATGAGATAACCGATGCCATTCTGACCAACCCGGAACTGCTTGCGAGGGCACAGGGCAAAGAGATGCGGCTAAAATGCGTATGGCAGAAATGGGACGGAACGGATATGATAGACATTGAGTGCGGCAACGATACATGGGTGATAGCCAAGCACCTGATAATGCCAGATGATAGTCAACGCCGATAACACCCTCTGTCACCAATACGAGTTTGCTTTCGCGCCGCCTGACGCCGTGAAGCACCCCGCTATCGTGGGCGGCTTCGGCTGCGGCAAGACCCGCTCCATTCCCCTGCGGTGGGTGCGGCTGATAGACTGGAGGGCGAGAGAGCAGAAGCGCAAGGCCAGGCTTATGATCGTGGAACCGACTTATCAGATGGTGCGGGATGTCTTGGTCCCGGAGATGCAGGAGTTCTTTAACGATCACCATATCAAGCACCGCTATCACAAATCGAATCACGATTTCATTATCCGGCTGAATGGCGTGGACTTCGTTGCTATGTGCCGCAGCGCCGACAAGCCAAGCTCCTTGACGGGAAAGACCATATCAGACGCTATTATTGACGAGTTTGACAAAATAACCGGGATTCAGAACCAGAAAGATGTCTGGAACGAGTGTATCGCCAGAACCCGCAAATACGAACACGGCACGGTCGCCGCAGTCACCACGCCGGAGGGCTTTCGCTATACCTACGAGCTTTGGCGGGAAAAGAACAGCGACAACCCGAATTTCAAGCTGATCAAGGCGCGGACACGGGACAACACTTTCCTGCCCGCCGACTATATCGACAATATGGTGGCCCAATACGATGCCCTGCTTGCGGCTCAATACTTGGAGGGCGAGTTTGTCAACCTTAACAACTCGAGGGCATACTATATGTTCCGGCGCGAGGATCATGTCAAGCCCTGCCCGGTCAATCCGGCGCTCCCGCTCTATATCGGCATTGACTTCAACGTCAACCCAATGACCGCCGTTGTCCTGCAATCGGAGGGCAATCTATACCGGGTCGTGGGCGAGTATTTCATACCGAACAGCAACACCCGCGCGCTGTCAAACCTGATCGCCCAGGACTGGCCGGGGTTCGTGATCTACGCTTGCCCGGACATGACGGGCGGCAGCCGCAAGACCAGCGCCGACTATACCGACATAGACATACTCAAGCAACACGGATTCCAAGTGCTTGGCACGCGCAACATAGCGGAGCGGTCACGGCTTAACATAGTCAACAACCTTTTCGACAAGACCCGGCTCTTGATCGACCCGAAGTGCAAGAAGCTGGTTAATGACATGGAGAAAGTGGTCACGGACAGCTACGGCCAGATAGCCAAAGAAAAGGATTCACAGCTTACCCACATATCAGACGCGCTTGGCTATGCGGCTGTGGCGTTGGAGAACAAGCCCGGCAAGTGGGGCATACGATAACAATGTTTAGGAGATACAATGATTGACGAAGTTTTACTCAGAGACGCTAACGGCGCCCCGATCCCGGTGTTCTGCCCCGGTGCCACGGTTAAGATCAGCCCAAGCGGTGCGTCAACCGCAACTGACGCCGTGATCAACGCCACCGACTATCAGCTTGTGCGGATCGTGGCTTCTGCCGCCATGCACATAGCTATTGCCGCCGACCCCACCGCCACCAATGCGGACATGTATCTGCCCGCCTCGATGGTGGACTATCTCATCATTCCGAAAGGCTGCAAGATCGCCGCTATCGGAACCGGGGACGTGTATATCACCCTCCACGCAAACTAAATGACCCGGTATCGGCAGGGGCAGAACAATGATTGATTTTAGCAAACAGCGGGCAGCGGCCAAGTGGTCTGAGGATGTGGAGCGCAGGAAGCGGGCAAGCCGCTATATCGACTATTACAGGAACAACCAAAGCGAACACCTGAGCGACATCCTGCACAAACTCTATCCCAAAGAGTGGGACATGATGTCCAAATACGCCACGACCTACGCCCTAACCTCTGCGCTGATAGACGACATGGCGCTCGTGTTCCAGACCCCCGCAGACATCAGCATCGAGGCCAACGATGCGCAGCAGGACAAGCTGGCTGAGCTGATAGATCAGAGCCATTTGCCGACCCGCCTCATTCAGGCCGACCGCTATGCCGAACTGCTAAACAAGGTCGGCATTTGCCCCCGCTGGCATACGGATCATAAATACATTGTCTTGGATTTGATAACACCCGACCGCTGCATTGTGGAGCAGGACCCGCAAGACCATGCCCGCGCCCTCAAGGTAAGCTATTACCTGAGCGAAATGGAGAACACGCCGAACGGTAACGACACAGGGCGATGGGCGGTTTGGACTGCTGAGGAATACCGGGAGGTCCGGCTTGGTGCAGACGGACAGGAGATAGGCGAGCCGCTTAAGGCAGAGCCAAACCCATACAAGCGCATTCCCATAGCCTGGTTCACCACGAGCGCCGAGCTTGACGAGTTCTGGCCGGACAACGGGTCGAGCATAGTGGCCGCCAATGAGGTTGTCAACCTCCGGCTTACCAATCTGCAAATCATGCTGGACTATCAGGCGTTTAGCACCCTTGTCACCAAAGGACTGCCGGAATCGCAGACCATACCCTGGGGCGTTACGCACCGGCTCAATATCCCCTACACCGCCAGCGGGGACATGATGGGCGGAGCGGAGTATATCACGCCCAGCCCGAAAATTACCGAATACTGGGAAATCACGAATCAGTATATAACCAATGTTGCCCGGCTTAACGGCCTGTCCGCTCAATCGTTTTCCCGCGACGCCAGCAGCTTCACATCTGGCTATCAATTGAAACTGTCCAAGCAGGATATTATCAACCGCAATGTGTTGAAGCGTGAGTTTTACCGTGAATCGGTGCGGGAACTGGTCATCCTGATGATGGAGTGCTACAGCATAAACAATAACTTCCGCTTCCCGCCCAACCCGAAAGTGACTATCGACTTTGCGGACATAGCGTTTGAATCGAATCCGCTTGAGCAAGAGCAGCTTTACGCTATGCAGTTGTCGAACGGCACGATAGACCGGGTGCAAATCCTAATGGATCGCAACCCTGACCTGACGGAAGAAATGGCAGAGGAAAAGCTTGCCAAGATACAGGAGCGCAACGCCAGGCGCAACACAGCCACCACAAACAACCTAAATGCCGCATTGGGCGTGGATAATGACGAAGGAACTGGCGAAACTGTCTGACGCTCAGGTTGCGGCATTTGAGCGGGAATTGAGCCGCTGCGTTGCCGACCTCAACAAGCGGCTTACCGCCTTGCTGTCGAAGCTGGAGATAGTCAACGGGGCGATAGTCAAGACCCCGTTCAATCTGCAATATCTGGCGCAGCTACAACCGCAAATGGAACAGGCCTTGATTCAAAGCGGGTATCTTGACGCTGTGCAGAACTTGCAGGCTGGGGACGCGGAATTGCTGAGGGCGGTCCGGGAATCCAGCCCGGTCAAATTGATATACACCAAGACCGACGCCACCACTTTGAACGCCCTGGCTCAAATGCAGAACAGCGAATTTTACGGCATCGGCACTAACGCTATGGAGGCCATCAGGCAAACCGTGATGAACAGCGTCCTTGCGGGGGCGAGGCTTGAGGATGGGCTTGGCATTATCCGCACCCAGCTTGAGACGAGGCTACAGCCCTACGCTTGGACTTATGCGAACACCGCCAAGAAACAGACCTTGCAAATGGCGAATGACCTTGCGGCCCAGAACATACCGAAAGAAGAGCGGTTTTGGGCTTACAACGGCCCGCTTGACGATGTGACCCGTGAGGCGTGCATCGAGCTGCTGGAGATCGGCTATTTCACAGATGCGGAGCGGGAAGAGGCAGAGGCCAGGACGGCAGACGAGCGGGCGTATAACTGCCGACATAGTTTTGATTTAGTTTCAGAAGCAACATATAAAGAGAATCGGGGGTGAATGTGAATCGACTTGAGGCCGCATATTGCAACCGCAAGCACCGGGGTTCGATTCCCCGCACCTCCACCAGTTTAGATAAAACGCAACGCCCCAGATGGGGCAAGGAGGACTGAATGGCTATACTCGATACTCTACGCAAGATAGCCGATCTACTGCCGGAAGATTCCGGCGAAGCGAAAGCTCTGTTGGCAGATGCCCGCAGAGAGGCCAAAACAATCGTTGACGAACTGCACGATGCCAACGCTGAAAGCAAGTCCAGAAAGGAAACCATCAGGCAACTGAAATCCGAGCTGGAATCCAAAGAGGACTTCACCCAGACCGAAAGCAAGCTCAAAGCCGAGATTGAGTCCTTGCGCAAGGTCAAGGCTGAATACGATGCTTTCAAAAAGGCTGAAGATGAGAAAATCGTCAATATGTGGCTGGAAAAGGCCAAAGTGTTTGATGTCGATAAGACGGATAAGCGCTTTGACAAGCTCCAATCACTCCGACCCAAATTCCACTTTGCCGAGGGTGACAATCAGGTGACTGTCGAACAGGCAAAGGCGAATCTGGAAAAACTGGAGCTGCTGGAACTATCAGGGGCTTTAGCCATACCCGACACCAGCACCCCGAACACACAGCCGCCAGCACCGGGCAAACCCGGCGACGCACAGCCGCAATACACAAGCTCCGGCGCCGCTATCGCCGCGCAACTATACGGAAACAAAAAAACCTAATCAAAAAGGAGAGCATAATGGCTCTAACTTATCCACAACTGCAAAACCTGGCTGTCGAATGGGGCGTCCGCGATAACCCTGCGGTTATTGTCGACCTCGTCAAAAGCTCCGGGATTTTGCAGACCGCACTTGTCGCAC